AATGACAATGTCGCAGTTGCTGATATTCGCAAAGAGCTTTTTGAGGGAGACAATATTATAACTGGCAATAATAAGAATAGTGATCACGGATATAACAATTTGACTGCAGTAAAAAAATTAAGAAAACAAAATAATGCTAAACCCAATTTGGGTTCCATAAACGAAGCAAATGAGGACGATGCAAATGACAACGAGAAAAAAGATAATATCATAGTAACAGAACAAAATGAAACGGAAGGGGATGATAATATGGTAAGTGAGCATACTGTTGAGTGTGTGGATGGTGTATGTACGCTGCCTGCATTCAAAAAATGTAAGACTACTGGTGAAAAGAATGAAATTGTGTGCGAGTGCATGGTTGAAAAAAATAAAGCTACAGCAAATGATATAGAAGAAGTGTAATACTATGACATGGTGTATTATGCAACAACTTAAATATATTTCATAAATATATATAAGTTGTAATATGCAAAATAAGAAAAAACAAATTTGCGAACATGAAAATTGTAAAAAACGCATTAGTATTGTAGAGATGATGATGGCTACGTGTAAATGCAATAAACAATTTTGCAAACTACATAGATTGCCTGAAGCACATGAGTGTTCACATGATTACAAAAAAATTGACGTTGATTTAGAAAGTGAGAAGCTACGTTGTGTGTCTGATAGAATCGATTACCTATAGTTACCATCTATTTTTTTTAACGCTTATCTTAGGATTCGTTCTTTTTTTACTTGCTGTGGGATCATATGGTTCATCATCGTCGTCCGAATTCAAGTCTTTTGAAATGTCCCAAAATTCTTTAGACCCTAATTTAAAAGCGTTATGTGGTTCAGCTTTATACCAAAAAATTTGATCTTGTAATTTATTAGATTTAGCATTATTATTTATCACAAGACATTCGTAATTTTCTGTACATTGATCCATGACTTGACAGAAGCTTTCCATTGTTGGGAACATTCCGGCATAGTTTTCCCATATGCGCTTACGATTAGTAATATATGGCTCCCTTAAAATAAAAACATAATCTATATTTGTTCTAAGATTTGGTGGTATTCCTAGTGGGTACTGCATTGTAATTACCATCATAATTTTCCAATGACGACCATTCATAAACAATAAGCGCATCATCTTATCTTTCGTCCACGTAGCATCATATAAACAATCATCTAATATCACAAATGTTCGGGGATCAATAGTAGACCGACGATATTGTTGAATCTCTCTCTTAACTTGTTTTAGCACAGCCTTTTGTCGTTTTAGTATATTTTCAATAATAGCAGTATTGTATTCGTCATGAATAAATAGTTTTGGAACATGTTCGCCATAGAAGCCATTACCCGCTTCAGTTCCAGATATCACCGTTCCTATAGGTATATCTTGGTGATAATACAATAAATCTCGAACGAGAAAACTTTTCCCGGTATCGCGCCTTCCTATTAGCACCACGACAGGTCCTTTATTTTCATCTGCTTTAAAACTAATTTGACTCATATCAAATTTTTTTAGCTCTAATGTCATCTATTACATATTTATATAAATTTAATATTATTATACCGCATAATATATACACCGATCATATATACACCGATCATATATATACACCGATCATATATACACCGATCATATATACACCGATCATATATAGGATATAAAATGCTGTCGCATATAATATATTTAGTATAAGTATTTAGTATAACCATTAATTTATTATAGGTTTAAATATGATATAATAAATATTTAACAACAATAATGGAATTACATTATAAAAAACAAGACAACTCAACATTATTTCATGCATTTTCTACTATAGAAAATCTGGAAGTTAATAATGTGCAGAATTATATCCCAATATACGAAACTTTTTTCACACTTTCAAAAAATAATGCAAATACTATAAATCTTAATCACGCATATAGTTTAATTGATATATTAGAAATGTCTTCATATAATAGTTGCACTGCTAAAGTAATAGATATATGCAATAATACGGTGGAGCGTGAAGTTTTTTTTAAATTTAGTCCTCTTTTAGACCCGATAAAATATATGATTGGAAAATATGATATATCAGATAATAATTTATTAAATATTCCTTCTTTCGAAAATGAAAATTCTCATTTTAAAATTCGTGATAAAAATAATGCTTCGTATACGGACGGATTTTTCTCTTTCTTATCTAGTAAATTATTGAATGAACATAATTTTATTCATGGAACAGACTTTTATGGCGCATTTTTAGGGAATAAAAAAGATTTCAATATTAATATTTACGATGAACTGGATTATTTACACGAATCTAAATATTTTTGTCAACACAAAAATTCGCTTTTTGAATTAGACAATAAATATTATGACGAATATTGCGACAACTATACTAAAACTCATCGTGAAAAACTTTCCATTCAAGACGTATTCATTGATAATAGCAATAATTGTTCAAAACCAACTATTATAGATTTGAAAAATATCAACGATATATCCGGTTTAAATAATTTATTTATAACGGCTAATACAGCAGATTATAAAGACATGGAAATACTGTATACAAATAACCAAAGTGCAAATGAAAAAATGAATAGCAATAATTCATTAAAACACGAACTTCAATCTTCTTCCAGTTCTTGTTCCTCTCGTTCATCAAACACAAATTCTTCTGTGGATTCTTCAGCGGATTCTTCCTCTGATAGTGACAGTAATAGCATGTCATCATATTCCACCGCAACAGAAGACTCAGTTAATGCAACATTACATGATTTTCCCATTGAAATTATAGCTCTCGAAAAATGCGATAAAACATTTGACAGCTTTCTTTTACATGAGGATATACATGACGATGAATTGGGGTCTATCATTATTCAATTATTAATGATTTTAATCACATTTCAAAAAGTGTTCCACATGACACATAATGACTTGCATACAAATAATATTATGTATATTTCTACAAAAAAAGAGTATTTGTATTATAAATTCAATGATAAATACTATAAAGTACCGACATTTGGTAAAATATATAAAATAATTGACTTTGGTCGAGCAATTTATAAATATCGCGGAAAACGGATATGCAGTGATAGTTTTCATAAGGAAGGTGATGGAGCAACGCAATATAATTGCGATCCATATTACAATAGTAAAAAACAATGTATTGAACCGAATTATAGTTTTGATTTATGTCGGTTAGCGTGTTCCATGTTTGATTTTTTTATTGATGATTTAAATGATATTACGAAAATTAAATCACCCATCATCAAAATTATAATCGGTTGGTGCAGAGATGATGAAGGGCGTAATGTATTATACAAATCAAATGGTAAAGAGCGTTACCCCGATTTCAAACTATATAAAATGATCGCTAGAACGGTTCATAAACATATTCCAGAAAATGTGATTCAAAACGAATATTTTTCCAAATTCATAATTCCTAAAAAGAAAATAACAAAAAAGAAAACGATTATGAATATAGATACATATCCAGACTATTCGCAACAAGTATTATAAAATAATTCGTATGAGTTGCAATACTATAACAAAAAATTGAATGAATATTAATAATAGTATTAATATTAATATTAATAATATTAACATGTTGAGCGTTTCACATGTATGTGAAAGTTCTTTCGCTGATAATGTAAGCAATCATGAGGATATTTTATGGAACATAAATGGTGAGTATATTATGATGTGTGTCAATGATAATCAGTCAAGTCCATGCAAATACTTTTATCAACAGATTTTGGATTGTGTTAAATGTGAAAAATGCACAAGACGTATTATACTGTTATCTAATATGTATGGGCAAAATGGCCCGTTACTAGCAAATAGTAATATACTGCAAAATGGACAAGAATTATTGTCAGAACTATATGATAAATCAATGAGTAATTTTCAGCGTATATTTATAGAAAATCATATTAATAGTGTTCATACTATTATAAATCCTGTCATTTATAATAGTAATTATAATAAATCTTCTACAATAGAATTACAGCAGATACTGACTAAATATTGGATACCAATACACGATATTTTAACAACTATTACTTTAGAATGGAATATGGCTGGAAAATGTCACGCAGTAAGACAATTTGTTCGATCAATTCTAAGTATTCTACCCGCCATACATTTGGATACGAATAACGTCAAAATTTATATAGAATATATGGATATTATTCTTAGGAAGTTTTGTATTCCTTTCGAACATGTAATTATTCACAACCGCATTACAATCAGCGTTTCCGCAATAATTGATTTATATAACAGTGGTATTTGTATAGAAAAATTTATACTTACAAATATGCACATTTATAAAATTTCAACAGAAAAATTGCCAAAAACACAACTAAAACATAGACTCATCGATATAATTAAAAATCCGGAGTTCCAGTAAATGCACTAGCCGCAGCAGCCTGTACAGTTTCCACATTAAAATGGTTGATAATATACATCCCCGTTATTCCAGCGACAAATACGACTACTGTATCTCTAATCAATAATTTAACGGGTCTATTTTCCTTGTTTATAAATTTAATTTCCGCAAACTTTACAATAAAATACACGATTGCTATTACTATTGCATTTGTAAATGAAATCGGCATTATTATATAGTTTAACTATGATATAATATGTTTTTTTTAACGTATTATTTTATAAAATACTTTTATAAAATACTTTGTATATGTATTATTTAAGAACTTCTATATCATCTAATATTGGTGGAATAATTACAGCCGGTTTATTAAGATCATTTATTTCGTTTATTTCCAAGTTTACTTCATCTCCTATGGTTAGCTGATCGTCTTCATCGTCTTCTTCTTCTTTTCGTCTTTCTGCAGCAATTGCTGCGATGCGATCCAAACGTTCGTCTGTTTTTGGTGCAATAATATTACTTTTCATACCATTCGTATCTATAGCATTATCCGTATCATTA